CACCAATGTCAGAACTGCCCTTGTTTCATTGATTCTAGCATTATTCTATGTTCAGAATGTCATCATCAATGGATTATCGACATTAACAATGATGCAGACATGATAATGAAACAGCATTTGCCGTTTCCTAGCCTCTCAAGGTGGATTTAACGCCGTTAATTAACCTCTAGAGTTCAAACCACTACCCCCCCCTCAAGAGTGGCTTAAAACGCCACTTTTGGGGGGTAAATTTACGATTTTTTAGCAGGTAGTGAAAACTAGGTCGCCAAAACCTATGAAAACACGACTATACTGAATGGCTACCACCTTTTCAGATACAAAATAATTTTTTTGAAAAAATATTTTTAAGAGACTTGTTTTTGGCTTGTATTGGGTTTGATGACTACCGCCCCTCGTCATCGGCCCGTTTATACTCTTTATGCTTGCCGTTAGGGTATACTCTAACTTCTCTAGTAACTATACGACCTTTTTTAATTTCACGGCGAATCCACGCAGGTACAGACTTAACAGTCATCTGTTTCCAATGTCTAGGTATTTCTCTTGAGAATCTTCTAGCAATTTGTTCTGCGTTTTTCCAGTCTCTATCGAAGAAACCTTCTTCATACATTCTATCAAAACTCTTTTGAACTCGCACTTTTCTTTTTTCCGGTCCGTGTGTCATTTTCTAATCACTCTCCCACCAATACCTGAACCAACAGAGGGAAGTCCTTTACTGCCTCCTAACCATTGACCCGCTTTTAGAGTTTTCATAACTACCGGCATATCCGGTGTTCTGTATGTAAATTGGTCTATAGCGTGAGCCAAAGCCATAGTAGTATCGTTATGTTTACCTAAGTCAACAATAAGACCCTCTCTCCACGCATGAGTTTCTAATTCTTCTAATACTACATTGATTATACGTCTTGTGTCATCACTACCGAAAGGGAACATAACTAATTCTCTCTCGAACCATACACGCAAACGGTTTAGTAAACCTTGTTTCAAAGTCCTGTTACTTACTTTACTTTGTCTGTAGTCAACCATAGCGCCCTTTTGAGCAAGTAAACTTTCATACATTTGTTGAAAACCTACATCTTCGGCAGCAACCGGACAATTACCATAACGCTTTGTCATTTCAATTAACACATCTGCTTGCTTATCCGGTGGGAAGTCATTTCTTCTCCACATATTTACAAAATGAATATATCCCTCCGCATCCTGTCTAAGAACTACCATAACGCTGTAATCTTGACCTAGACCGTGTGAAGGGTCAAAACCTATGACATATCGTGAATCATCTCTTTTATCCGGTTCTAACACATTATTTATCTGTAGATTCTTTCTAATTAGATTTCTAGGATATACTGCTGATTCATCGTCAACAACTTTACACAAATACTCTTGAGCAAACTCTAAGTCACCAATAGAGTTTTTTTGTTCTAGTAAATAATCTATAGGTCTAAGTTCTTCCCATAGAGCAATAGGCTTTACATTTTCGGGGTCTGCTCTCCATTCATCCCAATTAGGAATAGACGACCACACTCCTGTTTTCCAATCATCATTACCTAGCATTTCAGTATGATATATGTCATTCATAGACATAGGAGTACCTACACAAAACAAACTAGATTTAGGGTCGAGCATAGGCATAACTACTTTACGAAGCCAGTTTCTTAATTGACCTAAGTTCAAATCTTTTTTAGCGTCTAAAAGAATATCATCTAACACTACAACGCCCGGATGGTCGCCTCTGATAGCACTTCCTACAGAAGTACAACGAATAACTGCACCATTAGTAAGATATAATTCTGTTTTACCACCTCTAGTAGTATCTAAGTATTTACTTAACTGAGGGTGTTTTGTTAAATCGCCTCTAATTTCCGCTAAACGTCTAATTGCAGTATCTCTACTGGCGGAAAACAGCCATGCGTTTATAGGTGCATTGTTGAATCTGTCAAAAAGTGCCATGTGTAATAACTTAACACCTACTGTTGTACTTTTAGAATGACCTCTAGGTGCAACTATACATACTTTGTGAACATAAGAGCCTTTTCTGTTACCATAAAGTTCTAACCATTCACCTATATGTTCACCCCAAGTATATCCTAACCAACGGTAAAAATAACCTACGTCATCCCTACTACGTTCTAAAGACAACTCTGTAGTAAAACTCATTTTGGAACTAACCCCTTTTCAAAACAATAAGGACAAACTCTTTCTAATACCTTTGCTCGCATCATACGATTGGAAGCCCAACCACACTTAGTACACTTAACAGACTCCCATTTAACCATGTTTCATCACCGGCGCATACAACGTGCCTATAATACCATCTTGTTTATCTACTAAGTGAGCAAAAAGACCTGCACGTTCTGTAACAAATCCTTTTCTATAGTGCCATCTATCGTGACCTGCTAGACTAGGTAGTTGTATTACAAAACAACCGCCTTTTTCCATCATATGTGTATAGTGCTTATGTCCGTGAAACCACATTCTGTTAGAGCATTTACCCCAAAGGTTTCTTTCTTCATTAGCCATAATCAAAGGTAAATCTAAACTCTTGACAAAATCACCGTGAGTAAAACCTAGTAAGTTGTTACCCCAAGTTACATATTGCCTAGACTTAGGACTTACTAAGACAGAAACGTCATCTACGTTCTGATACGCAGCCTCTAAATATAATGCTAGTGCTAAAGCAGCAAATCTATCGTGATTACCACTCATAAAGACTATTTCTACAGGCGCTACTTTTCTCAACATCTCAATATGCTCTTTTGCTAGTTCACAACCATTCATTAATATTTGTGCAGGTGTACCGGACATATCTTGTGCTGTACCCGCAGTAGTTGTACCACCATCATTATCTATATGAAACCAATCACTACCTGTAGCCAAAATTACTTTTTCCGGCTCACTAGGCAATCTATCAATAAGATTCTGAGTTCTGTTAAGAAGTCTTGACCTAGCCTCTTCCATATCAAAATGCACACCTACTTCATCTACCCAACCACCTTTACCATAATGTAAATCGGTAGGAGATATAACTACTGCATAAGGATTACCTTTAGGCATTTTTATTTTCTTAGGGTTTTTTGCTACAGATATTTTATTTATATTAGAAACAAACTCATCTAAAAGTGTAGCCCGCAGTTTTCTATATTTCATAGCGTCTTTTTCAATACTTTCCCATTTTGCTTTATCTATATCTACTAATAGTTTTTGTTTTTCGTTAAAAACTAATTCGGTAAGTAAATCCTTTCTATCTTTTGTGACTACTTCTTCATCGGTAAAAGGTATCATACTATGCTTCCATTTATGACTTCTTACATATTCACCTAACCATAGTTCGGGCATATTAAACTCTCTTGACAAATCACTTACAGTATAACCGCCAGTCATGTCACTATACGCTCTTTTCATATTTCTATGTGTTTCACCACTTACTGAAATCATAGTACCCATACTATCTAAATAAGTTAGATATATGTCACTAGCAGAATCGTAGTGCGTCTTTAATCTTTCAATAGGGGCTTGTAGAGGATTGCTGTATTCTTCCGCCTTTGGCTGAAAGTCGCCACCCCAGTCTTTAATGGCAAACCGCCATGCGTCAATACTTCTTTTAGGTTCTATACTATTTAGAAATCTAGCGAATTGACTAGCGTTTTCAAAACCTTCCGAAGCATATTTTTCTATTAAATCTGTACCACCGTGATACTTTCCCATATAAAGAGTACGGTAGCAGTAGGTTCTTAAACCTTTTTTTTTCTGTAACATACAATTCTTTCAGAAAAAATTAATGGCTCGCAGTACAGCGATTTTTTTAATTAATTTATTTGTTCAAAGGGGTACAATTTATTTCGCCGCTTATTCTAACACTATTACTACTATAATTACGTTAGTAATTTTTCTATACCTTTGAATAAAAAAAAGAATTAAAAATATTGGCCGCAGTATAGCGTTTTATTTTTTTTAAAAAAAGGTAAAAAATAGAAAAAATTAAGGAAAAAGTTTATTATACGCTCAAAAAATGCAAAATACATGGCGGAACGTAGTTCTTGGAACCCCTTTAGGTCAAGACAAGTTAAGGGGGCAGAAAAAACAATAAAAAGAATAGGGAGTAATCAAAAGTTCTCTGCGGTAGCGGGTATTCCCGATATAGTTAGAGACACGGAAAGGTTGAGACAGGACAGTAAGTTCGATAATGAGTTTGACCTTTACGACCACATGATTAAATTAGACCCCGAACTAAACGGGGCGGTTCGTGCTGTATCTTTGACAGCCAACAATTATGAGATAAATTACGATAAAGGTAAAAACGCTACTATTAGAAATGCTATACAAGAACTTGTAGAAGAAACTCTAGATTTAGATGATATACTAATCAACAAAATGCGTAACCTAATGGTTTACGGTAATGACATAAATAAATTAGTCGGTAAAGAAGGTGTGGGTATAACCAACTTACAAAACCTCCCAATCAAACAAATAACTATAGTTGACGAAAGAGGCGGTCTTGGTTCTTATTTCGTAGCAGACGAAGATAACCCTATTATGAATGCTACTACATATATGGTGAGAGAAGGTACGATGTACGAAGTAGCAATACCTAACCGTGAAATATTACACGTTAGAGTAGATTATAGAAGTAACTGGTTTACCGACAACAAAGGAAGAAAGACCTACGGTGTGTGGGGTGCATCCCGTTTTACATCACTTAAACAAGCAATAAGAATGAAATACAACACAATGAACAACCGTATCTCATTAGAAGATGCTATGACAAAACAATACATAACTATTGACAAGTCTGCTATCGAACACATACAAGACCCTGCCGAACAACAAGAAAGGTTACTTTACATTATGGATGAGGTTATTACTTTGTTTCAAGGATTACGGGGCGACCAAATACCTGTACTACCGCATTATGTCGAACTGCATCACGTTGATTTAGGTAACGCTTTACCTAACTCAAGTGATTTCTTAGACAGCGTAAATGCTGATATTGCAGCCGTACTACAAGTACCGAGAGTTGCAGCAGGTCAAGAAAAAGGTTCTACATTTGCAGCGACATTCAATGCTAACCTTTGGGCCGTACAAGCAATATCCCGTATGCACAGAATCCTACAAGACAGTACAATGAAAATGTTTTCTGAACACCTAACACTTATGGGTATAGACCATAAGATGAAAGATTTACCTACAATCACCTTTGACACTATGGATAGCGAAACACCGCTAAACGTAATGCAGAGAATGGTTATGGGTTACACAAATGGTATTCTAACACTAAACCAAGCATTAGAAGGTCTTAGCCTTCCGTCTGCAAAAGATGGGGATAAAAGAAAGGATAGTGAAAGTCCCGAAGGCGTAGGTGAATTACCTAGAGAAAACTCTCAACCATCAGCACCGACTGAGGATGAACTATGACAGTATTAGTCGCTTGTGAGTTTTCCGGTAAAGTAAGAGATTCTTTCATAAGGAAGGGACACGAAGCATTGAGTTGTGATTTATTACCAAGTGAAAGTAATTTAGGTGAACATTATCAAGGAAATGTTATAGACATACTAAATGATGGTTGGGATTTAATGATTGCACACCCACCATGTACTCATTTATCTACATCGGGTGCAAGATGGTTTACCGAAGGACTCAAATCCAAAGAGTTACAAAAAGAGGCTTTAGAGTTTGTAAATGTTCTTATGAATGCACCTATAGAAAGAATATGTATAGAAAACCCAGTATCAGTAATTTCTACACAAATTAGAGAACCGGACCAAATTATTAACCCTTATATGTTCGGACATAATGCGAGAAAGAGAACGTGTCTTTGGTTAAAAAATCTCCCCACATTAATACCTACAGAAGTAGTTGACCCTCTTTTAATAACTTACAAAGGGAAAACATTTTCCCATGATTACGGAGGCACTAATTTAGGTTATAATAAAAGACGGTCTGTTACTTACGATGGTATTGCTAATGCTATGGCTACACAATGGGGGTCTGTAAAAAATGGGGGGCTTAATTTTTGAATAGTGAAATACAGTTTGCGATATATAGCCTACTTTTAGCGGCTTTAGGTGCATTTTCCGTACTAATACTTAAAAGACACCCGACACCACACAAGAATATGTCGGGAATGAAACAGACTAACCCAAATGAAACACTTATGCTAACTTTTGGTATGGGAGTAGTTATGGCTTGGGTTATAATTGCTGCTGCCGCTTCTTACTACAGCGTAGTAGAACAAAGAGATATTTCAGATTCACAACTTACAGTTATTGGTCTATTAGGTGGTCCGGCACTTCTTATTATAACAAGTGTACTAGATTTGTTTAAGGGTAAAGAAAGTGCTAAAATAGCAGTATTGCCGGACAGACTAAGTGCTGATGTAGAATCTACTAACGCAGCAAAAAATCACACCCGTAAACTGGAAGAGTTGAAACTACAACACGATTTAGATATGGAAGCCATGCAACAGAAACATACTTTAGATATGGAAGCATTTCAAATCACTAAAGGCGGCAAAAAGTAAATAATCATAAAACACTAATATAACCTAGTGTTATGACACTTAACGAAGTTTGTTGCATCTTATTATTTATCGCTATTTCCTTTATGGCCCTTGATACGGAAAAGTGGGGTTAATGGATAAAGACGAAGTAATAGAAAAGGTTATTGCTATATGTATGATGAGTATTTTTCTTGTGCCTTTTGCTGCACCTGCGTATGAAACAAGTCCTTTCTATGACCCCAATATGATTTCCTGTAGTAGTATTACCGGAGAAATAGTGGAAAAAGAACCATTTTATATTATTGTAAGAGTAGAAGATAACTACACTTATGTTAGTGAGGACTTTAAAGTATTTGTTAGTCCTAAAGCATATAGTAATTACAGTATAGGTGATACTCATATAGAACCTATATGTACTTTATCTGATTATTCTTTGTATAAAGATTTAATAGAAAGTCTAAAGCAGTCGGGTATCTTGGAATAATTAATAAGACAACGGCAAAGTCTTGCTGTCATGTCGTGTGGATGCGGTTGTAGTGGTGAAGTAGTAGCATACGAAGAATGGGATGAAGAAGAAGATGTTACCGCAGCAGAATATCAAGGACGTACAGTAACACTCAATAAACCATTTAGAACAAGTGGTGGCCCTAAAAAGTTCGCAGTATATACTAAGAACGGTAGTGGTACAGTAGTTATTGTAAGATTCGGCGACCCTAACATGGAAATCAAAAGAGATGACCCCGCTAGACGAAAAGCATTCCGTTCAAGACATAACTGTCAAACACCCGGTCCTAAATGGAAGGCTAGATACTGGTCTTGTAGACAATGGCGTGGTGGGAAAAAAGTAGAAGCAGAAGATGGTAGTCCTTGTGGCTGCGGTTGTAATGACGATAATGTAGAAGCAAAAGACGCAGACGACCCATGCACATCCGGTTACGAACAATACGGTATGAAAATGAAAAATGGTAGAAAAGTTCCTAATTGCATTCCTATTAAGAAAAGTGCAGAAGCAAAATATGAAGTTTGTTCTTCTTGTATGTCACAGGAAAAATGTGCTAATCACGGAGACTGTATGAGTGTTGCTTATATAGAGGACCCCGAACCTTCAATGGAAAAGGCTTTGAAACAGGCAGCAGAACCAACACCTAACGATTCTGAAACACATGATGAATATATGTCTAGGTGTATGGCTATGAACTATACTAAAGAAGAATGTATGGCTGCACACGAAGGACATACTTTCAAAGACCAAGATGAAGCACATGACGAAGAGGACCACGAAGCAGGTTATGGCATGAAGAAAAAGAAATATGCCGAAGAATGCGGTTACGGAGAAAAAATGATAGACGGTAAGTGCAGAAAAGTTTCCGTTACCTTAGATTTAGCAATATCAGATATGAGTATGCAAGTAGAAGCATCTGCTAACGGTGATTCTAAAATTAGAATAGAGGGTATAGCATTCCACGAAGGTAAAAATAAAAACAACTGGTCCTTAACAAAAGAGGGGGCTTTAGCAACTATAAAACAAATGGTAGGCGCAGATGTAACACTATTACATCCAAAACCTAACGAACACGGTGCAGGTTTTAGTAGAAATATGAGTGGGGACGTAGAAGAAGCCACAGTCGGATATATTGAAAGTGCAGAATTAGTAGAATTAGGTGAAGGAAAATGGAATGTAAGATATGTTGCTTATGTTGTAAGAGATGAATTATTCCCTAGTTTAGAAGCAGGTCTTTGGTCTAGAGAAGGTTACGGCGTATCTATAGGTGGTAGTGGCGTACCTATTTCCGCAGAAGAAAATAATATTGTTTTTGGAACTGATTTTACATTCGACCATCTTGCTATAGTACATAAACCGGCATATCAGAGAGCAAATATAGAAAAAGTTGAAAGAATTGAAAAAGAGGAAGTTAAGGCAACCTTGATAAGTCATTCTGAATCTGCATCAGTCAATAAAGGTATGGTAAGGTCTATGTCCGAAGAAGAAAATAATACAATTAATGAAGAAATGGAAGCCCTTCAAGCAGAACTAGTTTTAGCAAATGCTAGAGTAGCAGAGTTTGAAGCAGAGAAAATCGCAAGAGCAGAAGAAGAAAGAACAACTTTTGTTGCTAAAGCAACAGAACTTGGAATGTCGGGACACGAAGAATTGTCTCAAGACACATTAGTTTCTCTTATTGCGTCATGGGAAGAAGCGCACCCTGCGCCAACTCCTGTTGAAATGACTCCTGTTGAGTCTGTAGAAAAAGTTGAGGCATCAGTCGCAGCATCTACAGAATCAAGTCCAGTAGTAGCAAATTACCTAAACGGTAAAATGATTTCTACTGATGAACAAATCTATGCAAGAGCATGGAACGCATGGGCTAGTGCTTGGAACAGTACACTAGGTGTAGAAGAGAAAAAATCTATGGCAGCCCCTAACTATTCCCAAAAAAAGGAGATGAGATAAAATGGTAGCATATTCAGGAAATGACCCAGTAAACGTAGTAGATATAGCAGAAACTTTCGCAAGCAAAGGACTTTTAGTTAAGTACGGCGCAGGTGGAATACTAATGACAGCATCAGTAACAGATACGCCAATTGCTTACACAATGAGCGAATCAAGCAGAGATGCAGATTCAGCATTAGAAGCAGCAGGTACAGGAACAGTTTCAGTAGTTGCTCTTGACGGTATTTGCTATCTCAAAGCAGGTGCAGCAACAGCAGCACCTAAGTTCGGAATGTCCGTATATGTTTCACAAACTGCTTCTGATAACGGAACAGTCACAGTAAATGACGCAACTAATTCAGCAGTATTCGTAGGGTACTACTTTGGTGGAGAAGGTGCAATCGCATCGGGAGATTTTATTCCTGTATCTTGTTAGATATAGTATAAATTATAGGAGATGTAAAAAATGGTAAACAATACATTAGAAGAAATATTAAACGTAGAAGCAGCAACAGGACCCTTCGGAGTAGGGGATGCAGTCTTAGAGCAAACTCTAAGAGATTTCATACAACTACAATCAAATACAATCGCTATCGCAACTGACTTAGTTGGTTCAAGAAGCGTTTCTTGGTTAGAGTTTAAGTGGTACACAGGAATAACTGGTACATTCAGTTACCCATTAGATGATGTAGCACTAACTGACCCAACAAACATTGGAACAGCAAACTACACAACCAAACTTGAGAAAGGACAGGGTAGAGTTACTTTCCTAGATGCAGTACGCCTTCGTGGTGAAACATGGGAAAACATTGACCGTCAACAACTTGCTATCGTAAGAGCAAGGGCTGACACAATTGACAACCACATCTTGACAAAACTTGTTGGTGGCGCAGGTCAAACACAAGCAGCAACAGCAACTTTCGGTGCGGCTAACGCAGACGAAGAATCTGACTTGCTAGACTCAATGGATTTAATCTTTGCTAACGCAAAGGTTAGCGGTAACGAGCCAATGGCTCTTGTACTACCTGCTGATAAGAGGTCCGCACTTTTGAACACAACACTATACGGAAACGTAGTTGAATCATTAGCAGACCACTTGGGTAGAATCGCAAACCTAACAATTTACTACACAAGAGATTACGGAACAAGTGGCGCAATCGGAAACGATGGTCTACTATTAATTCCGGGCGCAGAAACAGCAGAGTTCTTTTCATACAACGGTGCAGGTTTCCAAGAAACAGAATTAACAAGATTGCCGGGTGTCGGTTTCGATTGGTTATTAACTTCCTACATGGGAAGCGTTATCCACGAACACCAAGACGGTGCAGCAGCAGGTAAGAACAACCGAATCTGTAAAATTACTGGCGTAAGGGCTTAAGGAGGCACAATAAATGCCTATTAACCGTAAGTTACAAAACCTAATGACTGGACTTAATACAAAGCAAGTCTCTAACGGTGGAACAAGTGGGTCTATACCTATTCTTTACAAAATAGCAGTAGATGGTGGCGCAACAGAAAGCGTTTCACTAACCGTAGATAGAAACTTAGAAGTTGTTGATGTATGGTCCCATCTTTTAGCAGATGGTGGAGATAATTCTAACAGCCTACAAGTTCTTAACGGAACTGACGCTATTACTGATGCTTTTGTTACAGGAACAGCAGGTGACAAAGATGTTGTAAGATGTGGTGAGATAGATGATGCTTACTACAAGATTAGTGCAGGTGGAACTCTTAAAGTTACATCTACATCTTCTGATGACACAGCACCGGCAGTCCACGTTTTCGTTCTAGGGTACTCAAACCCTTGAGAGTAAACAGTTGGGGGCTTATTAAATGACTGATAAAAACGAAGCGGCGAAGCCAAAGAAAGAAACTAAGGCTTCGTTAGTGAAAAAGTTAAATGCGGCTGACATACCTGTACCGAAAGGTGCAAGTATTGAAGTTATGAAACACCGCTTAAAACATTATAAAAGTGGTGTAGGTTACTTAGTTAGACCACATAAATTACAAAGTAGAAAATACAAAGACCATCCTATGTCGTTACTAACAGATAAAAACGGCCTATATTGGCTACCTGCTAGTGAAATGGCAGATAGAATAATTAAAACTAAATTAATTATAGTATTAGGTAGAACTAACAAACCTTCAAAAGACGCTACTATAATAGACGTACCAACAGACTACGCGGAGAGGTTCGGATATGGCAGTAACAACAAGTCAAATTAGAGATTTACTTAACAGACCGAGAGGTCTAAATGAAGGTACTATTACAGAATATATCACTATTAGAACAGCCGAAGTAAATAAAAAGGCTCGTCAAGCAAATTATGTTGGTGTTACAGCAGATAACGCACCAACAGACGCACTCAAAGAATCTGCAATTAAAATGATGGTTTGTGCAGACTGTCTTAAAGTATTGATAGATACTATCCCTGCATTAGTACCCGAAAAAGATAAAGGTACATCTGATATTAGATTCGCAGCACAGTTAAAGTCTTTTGAAAAGGCTGCATCTGAGGCTATGAAAAATATAGAAGAGAAAGGTGGTACTGCTTTTCAAATTAAAAGTACCACTAGTAGAGTTGGTGGCACAGTCGGAAGTGCTTTGGCAGGTTCTCTCACACAAGATTGAGGGATAAGTCATGGCTGATTATTATTGGAAAGGTGGAACAGATACCGAATCACAAACCGCAGGTAACTGGGTTACAACAAGTGGTGGTTCAACACTACACACTACTTTACCCGATTCTGACGATAATTTAATTTTTGATGCGACCGCTACAAAAAAATGTGTATTTACTAGTGATACTGTAGGCTATCTTTCTATCACCATAAAGAGTACATTTACTTTCACCGTAAAAATAGATAATAGTTTAATTAGTACACAAGGTCTTTGTGTAGAAAAAATATCCGTTTTAGAATCTGCTAGTGCGAGTTTTCTTAGATTTCATAGCACACCGGCTTATACAGCACTAGGTAGTAGTTCTGCTGATAACTATGTAAAAATATCAAACGTAGATACAAACTTAGATTTTAACACGTTGGGTATGTTCAAAGACTCTACTACTAGGTCTAATTTAACTTTTTACTTTGAACCGGATAATGGCTCTACCTTTATTATACAAAACGGTGTATATCCTAATGTAACTATGGATTGCGTTTTTAATAATGTGGCTACTTTTAGTCCACAGTTTATTTATGATACACAAGGAACTACTTTAGACAATGCCAAAGTATTATACAATAATTACCCTTTTGCGGATATATTAAATCTAAATATAGACAGTTCTATTACTGTTTCTCCTAGAACAAAAAATCAACAAGATACTGAAAAAATATATAAAATAAACGGAACTCTTACATTAACCACATCTACATTCAAGTGGGGGTATACAGAGTTACAACTAACCCCGTCTGCGGCAGGTACTAAATTACCTGTAACTGGTGAAACTGTTTATGGTAACAGTAACACATTCAATACACAATATAGAAAATTAACTATTCTCCCTTCTACATCCAGTCACTATTTTTCTTTAGGTAATAATTTAATATTAGGTTGTGAAGAACTACAAATACAAGGTGGCGCTAGAGTATACGGTCCTGTATATGGTAACGGTAATTCTGCTGAAATACATATTACTAACAGACCTACAATAGATGGTGACTGGAACTTTACACAAATAGCAGAAGGTATATACAGAAACAATGGTACTACATCCCCAAGATACTCTGTACCTCATGGAGGTACAGGTAAAAATACTATTACCTCTAAAGCATTATTATATGGTAACGGTCAAGGACCACTTACTGAATTAGCAATAGGTTCGGAAGGAACGGTGTTGACTGTATCTAGTGGTAGTCCTGTTTGGGCGGCTAATACTGGCGGTGATGGGGGAGGCGGTGGTACTCTTGATATAGGAGATTTGGTTGTAACAAACAATGATAGTGGTATCATTATTATGGGGTCATTAGTGATATAATTATAAAACATTAAAAGAGGGTAAAGTATATGGCACTAACAAGTAACAAAAATCTTTTTACTGCTACTACTACCCAAAGAGCAGGTGTCACGCCTACTAAGGAACAGATATTCTTAGATACAAATACAGGTTCAGCCGCTAATGGTGTTTTTATTGGTGATGGCGCTACCGCAGGTGGTAGGTCGGCAGACATTAGGCCATTAGAAACAAAAAATGCTAATTACACATTTACTAGAGCAGACGAAGCCCGTATGATAATACATACAGATTCCTCTGCATATACATATAAGTTACCGACATACTCTTCTGTTCCTTTTCCGGTAGGTTTAACTGAATTACAAATTATGAATGAAGGTAGCGGTAATATTACTATTGCTACTGATGACGGAACAACTGTATCTCTTGTAGGTCAAGGGGTAAGTAATGCAGGTACTAGCGGTACTTTTACCTTAACACAAAATCAAAAAGTATTTGTAAGACATAGTGCTACACAAGATACATGGATTGCATATCAAAATAATGCGACAGGACCAACAGGTCCAACTGGTGCAGCAGGGCCAACAGGCCCTACTGGTCCAACAGGTCCGACTGGCCCAAATGGTCCTACCGGCCCGACTGGGCCAACAGGACCCACAGGTAACACAGGTTCAACTGGTCCAACTGGTTCTACTGGTGCTGCTGCGGGTTTCGGAACCCCAAGTGTAAGTACAGGCCCTTTAGCCATAACAGCAAGTGGACCCGATACAGCAAAGGTTTTTGCGTTTGCTATCCCCGCAGGGCCAACAGGTTCAACTGGCCCGACTGGGCCAACAGGACCGGCAGGTACGGCAGTAAAATCCGGTTTTAATTGGAAGTTTAGTACAACTACAACAGAAGCAGACCCTACTTCGGGTTTTTTAAGATTCGACCATGCTACATTTAGTAGCGTTACAGAAATATACATTGATGAAGAAGATGCTGCGGGCGTAAATCAAGATGCTTTCTTTACTTATATGGCTGCTTCTACTGGTAGTAGAAAAGGTACTATACATATAACTCTTAGAGCAGGTGATTCAGAACAATTTGCTGATTTAGTAGTAAATACCGTTACAGATATGACAGGATGGTATAAATTAGGTGTTAGCCCTACTTCGGCAACACAAACGGGTGCATTATCAAACAATATAAAATATGTAGTAGAGTTTTCACAATCGGGAAATACAGGACCTACTGGTTCTACAGGACCTACTGGTCCGAATGGCCCAACAGGACCCGACGGCCCGACAGGTTCTCAAGGACCTCAAGGAAGCACAGGACCAACAGGTCCTACCGGACCAACAGGTCCGACAGGCGCAGATTCAACAGTAGCAGGTCCTACTGGCCCAACAGGACCTACTGGTCCTCAAGGTAGTACAGGACCTAGTGGTCCAACAGGACCTAA